AGGGTGCGCACGTACCAGTTCTTCTTCGACAATCTGTACGTCATTTGTTGCTAGATAGACCGCATCAGCTTCGGTGATTCCCATTTCATAGACTACATCTATATTAGGTATATCCATCCAGTCAAGTTCTTCTTTGGTTATACCACGGTCTTCTAGGTTTCGTCCGATACCAATAGTATCAATTCCTAGTGTATCCTTGTATACCTGTAAGCGCAAACCCTCACTTACCACAAGTTTTTCAATTAAGTTGTCTCTATTATATTTCACGTACCAATAGCCCCTACTATTCCGCAAGTATATTCAACCGTTTTCCAATCACCGTCTTGTGGTATTGCCTCGTGTATAGCTTTAAACTCTAAACACTCTGGTTCATTTTCAAACCATTGTATGGTCTGATTAAAACATTGCCCGTCTGCAAAACAAACATTTAATACTAATGCCCATATTATGTGAGTCATTTCTGTTCATTGCCCATCCATGCAGCAAACGCCCCCGTCATTGCACCCACAACCGTCGATACAAACGCAGTCTGCTGGGTCGTTGCATCCGCACCCAGAGCCATGAACCACTGAACCACTTGATAACTCATTATTGTCATTGATAACATCATTAGTCTTGGCAGGATTTTCCATGCTAATATCTTCTCCATAGTATAGGTCATTATTTTTTACCAAAGAATTTTGTTGCTGAACGTACTCCAAAAGAAGCGGCAACGATGACTCCAAGTGAGTACTGATACCATTCAGGCATTTTGTTGAGTTGTTCAAATCCATTTTGTACGACATCTTCCATACCCGGAATAAATGCTAATATCAGTGGTATGCTAAATAAAACTACAAGCCATTCATCTTTCCACGAGGATGTTGAAGAACGAGCCATTTCAATGTCCCAATCAATTTCACCAGTGGCTTTCTTTTCCATGATAGCTGCTTCAGCCACAGCCTTTGCGACTTTAGTTTTAGCGTTTGCTTTTGTTTGCTCAACTTTTCCATCCATCCAACTTCCTGCAATATTTGCAATTGGACCTATCAATGCTGTCCACATTAGCTTCCTACTCCTCGTCTGAACTTGGCGGTTTTCTTTGATATCTCTTTAGGCTGCTTGACGAACTGCTTACCAGCACGAGTTCCTTTTCTTTTAGCACGGGTGGTAGCTGCGTATTCTTGCGGCGAAAGCGATTTGATAGCAGCGGTTGGTAAATAACGCTCACCTGTTTCTGAGGACTTTTTGCCACTCTTAGTTCTCCACTTTTGACCTGTCCAGTTCTTTAGACTTTGTTGTGATTTTTTAAGTGCCATGTCTAAGTTATACCATTATGTTATAGATTTGTCAATAGAAAAATAAAAAGACCTATAGCTATACTAAATACTAAAACTAAAGCAAGAGAAATTTTTATGTTATCTAGTAACTCTTGTTGTCTCTTTAGTGCTTCTCTTCTAGCTTTAGCTGCAGCTTCTTTAGCTTCTTGTATTCTTTTCTGTCGTTCTGCTAATATATTCTTCCACGTACCGGGGCCAAATCTCATATCAACCATTGTAGCTACTTCTTGCAACTTTTCTGCTGCAATCTTAGCATCTATCATTTCTCTTGCTACGGTGCTTACGCCAAACTGGTCGGTAACGCCCATACCAGACTTTTTAGCCCGGTCTTGTTGTACCTGCTTCTCTCCTTGAAACAGTTGGTCAATGTATCCAGCAATATCGCCTATATCGTTGGCGGTGTTAATGGTAGACTTAATACCATCTACGGCACTCTTTACAAGTGCGATACCCGCAAGGGTTTCTGCAATCATCTCTGTTCCTCATTGGTTGGTTATGCCGCTATAGACGGATTATTTGCTTCTACCCCCATCCATTTAGACCACTCTGCATAGTAGTGTCTCATTCCTACTTCATCGTGGATTGTACTATTCTCATGTCTACCATGCAAGATGTTACGGGGTTCTGTACCTTCTTGCATCGTTGTACCCTGACCTGCCACTCCTATTAAATCTTCGTGCAAGTTTCTGCCAAATGGTCCCCAAATTGAATTGTGGTGTTTGATACGTGTGGTTCTTTCTTCAGGAGTATCTTTCTTTAAGCCATAGCCACGAAACTCAATTAGTACTTTGTTTGGCCCTAGTGGTGTTACGCTGTCACTACGATACGCACTACCACGTAAATTAAAATTATAGCCGGGAAATAAGTCTACCATATACCACTGGTTAGGTGGAAGGTTAGGGAAACTAAGTTCTCCTCTGTCTTCAAAACCATCGTACTCTTCGTAGTTAACTGTAAAGCTACTGACGTTGACGTGTCCGTTATCAAATGGGATATTTTTTCTAGCAAAGTACTCATCGTTAAATCCTGACACACGGTTAAAGTAATGCATGAAATCGTGGTAAAACTCTGAGTTAGTGTCATGCCACAGTTTGTAATTAGTATCTATGATAGCCTTGTGATAGTGAAACACTTCCATTTCTTCAGTGTCAATAGCATCAGCTATACAATCAAATGCGCCTGCTGTCCACTCATCTACGCTTTGGGTTGGATTAGGGTTTAGCGTAACCCAGACCATGCCACCATGTTTAACTTCTGTATGAATTTTTACAAAGTCTTCCATCAAGAATTGAACACGAGACATTGACCCAGAAGGCGCAGTATGTTTATCCGTGTTAAGGTATCCCTGAATATAGTCACCATTGTTTATGGCTATTACAAGTTTACCAGCAATAGATGTAGTTTTAAAATTACCTGCTTCTGATAATTCAGATTTGTGGCATATAGGAACCCATACTTTAGAAAATATGTTTTCTAGTTCCTGCTCATACAAACTGTGATCAGAATATATAAGAGAGTTTACATACTCTACTTTGGGTTGCTTTGTCCAGTCTTTGTGGTTGCGAGGCGGCATTAACTTTTATATCCACCACCAGCTTTCTTATAAGCTGATGCAAGCATTTGTGCTTTACGTGCAGACCACTGACCGGGACCACCGCCTTTACTGCCAGATTTAATACGCTGAAACTGTCTCTTACGCATTGCAGGCTTTGTGTAGTTACCCGCTTTATTTACTGTACTTTTTGCCATACTCTCCTACCTTGCTGGATCAAAATATTCTTCTATAGATATTGTAACATCTAGTGTCATGCCACTTTCTATATATGATACTATTTTATCTTTCTGATGTAAAGTAAAAAAGTTTCCAGACACGACACTATGTGTAGTATTTGCTGCCATGCTCAACCCATTAACCAGCGTTTGATATGATGTATCATCATTGTGGTATATCTGAACATTAGCCTTTTTAGTGCTGGCAGTACCGTTGCTAAGATGTAAAAATCTAACAATAGCACTGTAATTATCCGGCACCGTATATACTACGTCTGCACTTCCGTCAGCAGAAGTGCTAGTCACCCTTTTATTTTCTGTGGTGAATTTAGATACACTTAGATCAGGCATTATCGTTCCAGTCTAATACACGTTTATGCATTTTCCAAAACCAATTGCCAATACGGGTAAAGGGCTTGCCCATATAGAGCAAAGCCCATCCCAGATATTTGATTGCTTGACGCTTAATCATTTCTTCTTTGCCATCCCGCCACGCATCATTTTCTTTTTCATCATGCCACCGCCACGCATTTTCTTTTTAGCCATTTTAGCCATACCGCCGCCAGCCATTTTCTTTGGCATTACAGAACCGCCGCCCCGCATCTTCTTAGCCATCTTTTTTTTACCGTGCATTGCCATTTCGTAACTTCCTTCTGTCTAATACTAGACTCTGATAAACCCATTCTGGAAACTCTTTATAATATCCAGACTTTTCCAAACTCAAAGCTGCGTCGTCTAGCTTTGACAATAATTGCACGAATACCATGCAATACTCTAGGGTGTCGTCAGTGACACCATCATCTACTAAAAAGTCCAGACCCGCCTCTTCAGCATCATAGTCTGGATGAAACACCATTAAGTGCATATCTACGCCAGCAATTGACATAGCTTCGTTTACGCCGTCACACCACCCGTCAAGATATGCCATTTCTGGTAAGTCTTCATTTGCCCATACAACTATATCATAGTCGTGTGTATCAAACTTTTTGATTTCTTCTGTTAAACCATCTAGTCCTGTATTGATGCTAAAGATGACTTTATCGTCTAGCCATGCTTGTTTAGCATATGGGCAGGGGGGCAGTCCATTAAGTTTATCGCTAGGCTTTTCAAGAAACTCATGTGACCACTTACGTATATCACGCTCTACGGGATGCACGGGTTTTCTTCTTCTGAGATTCGATGAACTTGCGGTATACACTAGCTGCTGCAGTTTTTCCCGCAACTCTGGCTCGTTGTTCCATAGCAATAGCAGCTTGTGTCTTGTGAGCATGTGAGCGTCCTGATGCCTTGATCTTACGTACAGATGCTTCTGCATCTTTTACTGTAGCAAACTTCAGACCTTTGATTGTACCCTTTGGGTTTTCATCTGTGTACAGGTCGCTGTGTTTCTTAGAACTAGCAGGTTGCCCCTTCTTTCGTGGTATTCTTTTAAAAGCCATTACGCCAAAGGATTCCTTTTACGTGCATTTCTTGTACGTGTGTATGATCTGTTCTTTGACGCAGGCATTACCTTTGTTCTACTATTCTTGTTTAGCGCATTGCCGCCCACGTGATGCACATCTTTGCCATCACCTTTACGAACAAGACCTGCTCTCATAGCACGTCTACGCGCAAGATTACGATTAGCCCGTTTCTTTTTCACTACAGGCTTAGAATCATAACGCTGTTCTTTTTTATAATTACGGACGGTGCCTACCATGTTACTTATTTAGAATTTTCTTAACAACGTCTGGGCGTTCTTTTGCTAATGCCTTTAGTCCGGGGTTCATCTTGTCAGTTACGTTGCCGCCACCAGAATACATATGCACTTTTCCATTTGCCATACCGCCCTTTCGCATAGCAGCTTTGCCCTTTGCCATTTCTGCTTGTTGTTTCTTAGCTTGCGCATCAGTAGCTGTGCCTTTAGGCATTTTAAGTCCAGCAGCCCTGACCCTAGATCGTAGCAGGCTCATAGCATCTGCTTCATCCATGTCATTCTTTCTGGCAAGTTCCATAACTTCAGCTTGTATTTCTTTAAAGGTTTTAGCCATTATTTCTTTCCTTTTTTAAACTTTTTTTCAAAAGCATCTTTTGACTCTGTTTGAAGACGTGTAGTGTAAGTGGTAGTCTTACCAGCTTTGTTCGTAAATCTAAACGTACGTTTTCCTGCTTTACGAGCGTCAGCAAATGCTTGTTGAAACTTTGATAATTTTTTATCAGAAGATTTACTAGGCGCAGCATCCTCACCTTTAAAGTCATCTTTTTTCTTTTGTGCTTTTTCCGCACGATTTACAATCAAGTTAATATCGCGCTTTTTTCTTGCCCTGACAATATCCCGATCAAGATTCTTTTTTGCTTCCTTTTTCTTTGCGGCGGCACGTCCTTTGGCTGAATTTGGACTTGCATCAAACAAGCCAGCCTCTCGTGGTGTTTTGTCTAAGAATGTAATAGCCATTTCAAAAAAGCCGGGCGAATAGTTTTTTGAAGCACCACTTTTATTTGTACGCCGTCTACCTTTACGTCTGCTGCTTTTATCTGTTGTTGGATCTCCGATAGCCATTAGTATTTTCCTTTCCTAGACTTTGGTGATGATTTCGTACTGCCGCCTGCTCCACCCCAGAGAGTACGACACGCCCAATAACGGGCAGACAAGATGTCGCTGGCAGTATCACACTTGTGTCTAGCACGAAACGACTTACGGGCTGCAGCACTATAGTTGTGACCATAGCCTGTAGCACCAAAATGAATTAATCTGATTGTTTCACCTTTTTTGGCGAGAACCATTTTCTTTTTACCCGCACGATTACTCTTGATAGGTTTGTTGTAACCGGGAAATGTTATGCCACGATACTTGACAGACATTACGTAGACAACTCCTCTGCAGGTGGCTCTGGCATCTTGGGCGGCTCACTAAACATTAATGTCATTGGACCACAAGAAGCAGACCAATCTTTTATTTCACCAGACTCTAATCTAGGCACATGCATACGTAAGACAGTTTCTTCTGTAGGACACTCGACTACATTTTCTGCGTAGCTTTTAAGGGTGCCATCTGGCATAACAATTACGGATAAAAACACGTAAAATGTAATAGGTATCATCGTTTATCCTTCTCTGTCCATCCTTCAGCCCTCATAGCATCTTCTACATGCTTTAATGTAAAGGAACGACCATAGTGTGCTTCAACTGCCTGTCGCACGTAGAAGACATCACTGTGGGGAATATGTAGGCGATCTAATGTATTATTACGAATAGCATCATAGAATGCGTCAAGTACATTATCTGTGTATAGTTTTACAGATTTTTTAGTCATTGTCAAGAACTTTCTTTAAATAAACACGAATATATACTATACTGTACATTTAAGTGTTCATTATAGTGTTTTTAACAATCTTAATTTATAAACACTTTAGTGTATCACTTATAGTGTAGTGTAGTTATACCTATTTTACCAATTCTTGTCAACCCCGTCAAGTACTTTTTTTGAAAAAAACATATATATGCCTATTTTTTAGGCAATTGTATAATACTTGTGCATATTAGTTTAACAGTTACCCCTGTGGTTAACACTCAATTTCCTTGATCTGTGGGTTTCTGTGTATATACGTACGTATACCGGGGGTATGGCACCTGCCGGGGCGGCACCTATGACCGAAATTTTGGATGCCAAGCCCCGCAAAACAAAAAATAATATTGTGCAAACCCTATGCATTCAGCCAATTAGCGCGGCAATGGGTAATTATCGTCAAGTGATAGCGTAACAATTACCGATTAAGACACGCCCCAAAATTATCAGCATATAAAATGCCGCGTTGGAAATGGTAACGGGGTGCTTTTT